GTGCGTAGCCTCCTAGCACCAGGGTTGGGCAAGGCGAGCGTTAGACAAGAAGATAGGGCGCAGAATGGACGCAAGCGCCCATTTCCGCCCGGATTCCGGGGAACTGCAGTCACTTTTCCGGGGAATCTATAGATTATATACCGAGTACGCGTACGCGGAGCGATGGCAACTAGCAAGACAGGCAGTTTTTGGCTGACTGAAGAAGTGAAGACAGACACTCAGAGCGTGGCTGTCCAGGGAACCATAGATCTTGGGGCTTACGTCGATGTTGGAGACCAACAGGCAATCGCCATCGAGCAAGTTGATTTTATCGTTCAAATCTATGATACCGTGCTGAACACTTACCTCAACTCCTTCGTTGGTTCACTTGCGGCTGGCGATCAAATCCAAGTTGATTTCCAACTCAGCGATTTAAACCCGGGCACAGCTCTAGTCAGTGCCGACGATAACAACTTGATTGCATCTGGGGTTGTTCTCTATGATGAAGCAACGAATGTCCAGTCTACGGGAACGGATTTCTTCCCCGATGCGTTCGGCAAACTGGATGAGTCCTTCATGGTAGTGAACGACTCCCTTTACCTAGTAGCCGCACCCATTGGAACAATGACCTTGACAGCCAATCACACCATCCAGACCACGGTGAGAATCAAGGCTCGCATAGTCAAACTCTCCACGAAAGACTGGATGGCGATTGCGATCCAGAGCACGGCAAGTGACAATTGAGGCGGGTTGGATGCCCAACTACTGTCCAAACTGTGGGGAATCCCTAGGCTCGAAGGGGACAACCAAGGGCGAGACACGCAAGACAGCCAGGAGAGCATACGAACCAGTCAAGAAAAAGCGGAAGGCGAGCGCGTACAACAAGCGATATGCGAGGGAATACAGACGCCTGAAGAAGAAGCATCCACGCACATCCTTCGCCGCCCTGGCGAAGAAGGCACACAAGGCAGCCAGGAGGAAGTAGTATGGCGAAAGAGAAAGAACCCAAAGAGCGTTTGCTTCGCAAACTCATTCCGCATGCTCGGATCGATGTAGACGGGTCACAGTTTATCTTCAATTCAGGCGTGGGGAGTGGGTGGGAACTCATCACAGCCACGAACAGCGCGGGCAATCCAACTCACTGGGCTGTATGGAGAGGATATTTCGATCTCTCTGGAATCGTAGAACAACAAGAGACACTCTTCACCGTTGGTCCGGTATTCCAAGAAGCATCAGACTGGGATTATATCACCACTAATCCTCAAGGCGCTTTGCAAGTATGGGATATGATAACTCAAGAGTACATCACAGACGCAACCTTCGATGGAGTCTTTGGTGGTTCTGGAATGTGGGTTGCACCGGGAATGATGGGGAGTGGAGACCTTCCCACTGGTGCTCCTTATGAGTTACAAGACATTCATTATGGGAATGCACGTTCGATGAGTTATGGCCCTACTACCGCTCTGGGAACATCTCCCTTCCATCCAATTCTTCACCGTTCAGTTAGTTGGGGAGTTGGTTCAGCGACTGCTGGACAGAAATTATACATCACCAGGGCGATCCATCTTGATAGCGCCTTGTCTCCAGACCAGAGTAATGAGATTTCATCTCCACCTACCGCAGTAGTCATCCCCACGCTCATCGTCAAGGAACCTGACCTTCACTACATCGACCGCCTTCGAAGGTCGTACGTAATTCAACCCACGGTGGATTGAATGGTTATTTCCATACTGACCCCCGTCAAATGGGGGGTTGAATGGGTTTGGAATCATCCTTGGCATCTTCTCGGCGGTCATCTCATCTTGAAGAGTCCAGCGTTACGAGGATTATTGGTTGACCATCTGATCTTACTTCGCCGGGGTGCTATTGCTGGGGCTGCGGGTAGTGGGGTCAGTATATTCAATCGTCTTCTTGTACCGGCCTATGCCACTGCGCGGCCTGTTGTGGTAAGGGTGGGAACTAGGATCGGAGTGGGAGCCTCCATAGCAGCACCTGTCGTAGGTGTTGCAGCTACAGCAGTGGTAGTCGCAGGAGTTCATACAGCAGCGCTTCAGAAGGCGGAACTCATCGGTCCCAAAGCCATGACAGTAGACATTCCCTTTTGGTATGGATTAGGAGAAGTCAAAATCAATCCATACATGATTGGTTGGGGCACGGTAGTCTAGGACTTTCGTGTGTACTCGTCCAAGGATTGCTGTCCTTCTTCGAACTTCAAATGGAATGACTTGAAATCCTCCCAGCATTGAAGACAAACAAACTCATGCCCTGTGGATAGAGCAACAATCACGATTGTGGGATCATCCATCCCCTCGATGACCTCGGCGCACTTCTCACAGACAGTCATTCAATCACCAATCCTTGTTCTCCAACATGTGCATTAGACTATACAGATGTCCGGAGATGCGTTCAAGAGCAAGGGCAATGCGTTCCATCACTTCAGGGTCATTCATTCAATCCCCAACTCCTTGTTGATGTCCTCGATGGTTTCGGGCTTCTGCAACTGTTCAATCGTCCTGCCCTGGGCCTCTATCATGGCCGTTAGAGCAAGGATGGCTTCCCTGGGTGTGGTATATCCCATATCTGCCAACAATCCTTCGCCTTTCATCTTAACACCGAGGTCTCTCCTGGCGATCAACTCACTCAATACCCTACTCCTGGACCCTCTGGGAACCTGTTTGTACGCGTTGTACGCTTGGTCCGTCAGGTTCAAACTCACTACTGGCATAGAACGACGACAGTGTCTTTAGTTATTAATCCTATGAAAGACCGATGCAAGCAAGGCAAGGTTAAGTGATGAATGGCCCCCCTTGCGCTAACGCTATGGTGGTGCGTAGCCTCCTAGCACCAGGGTTGGGCAAGGCGAGCGTTAGACAAGAAGATAGGGCGCA